GCCCGAGTTCGTCTACGAGGATCGCTCGTGGGACACCTATCAGCTCCGCGTCTACGAGTGGGAGCTGCCGAGCGGCACGACTGCGCAGCAAGTGGTCGACATTGCCGAGGGTCTGGAGGTCGTGCCGATGTTCAATCAGGTCGTCGGGCTACTGCCGACGAACTCCGAGTTCGGCCGGCTGCTGCGCGATCACTTGTCGCGTGTGCGCGCGCAATACGGATCAACCGTCGCGCGCCCGCTGATCCTCGATCAGGAGGGGTTCAAGGAATATCTGCAGTTTCTCTACGGGGACTTTTGATGGCGCTCGGGCGCATAACGTACAAGTGGGGCGACAGTGTCGCCGAGGTCAAGGCCGACAGCTCGGTCTCGCTCGGCCTGTCGTTCAAGTGGGAGGGCGGCAAAGCGCCGGCGACGTTCACGCGTGCAAAATTGCAAGTCGTCGAACCGTTCCATAAGGACACGACGCGACCAGCTCTACCCGTCGAGAACGTAAATTTCAAGCGAGACCCGGGACTAGACGCCGGCGACGCATGGTGGATCGCGGACGTGCTCTCGCTGTTTAACGTCGAAGCGCGATCGCGCGGAATTATCACGAGGACAGCGTCGCCGGACTTCTCGTTCCGGACGACTCCGCCGGATTACTCGCAGCCGGAGCTAATCCCTCCGCCGTCGAGCGGCAGCACAATGGAAACAGTACCGACGACTTAGCCGGAGGGCGAGACATGAAACCGAAACATTTTCTAGAGCTGTCGGGAGCGGACGTCGACGAACTCCCGCCTCTGCTGCAGAGCATCCGAACCGAGGTCGAGGCAAGCCTGAAAGCCGAGGGCGACGACGCACCGAAAGCGAAAGTCTATTTCGCGATCGCCTCGACGGCCGCGATCGATCGTGACGACGAGGTCCTGATTCCGAAGGGCGTCGACGTTCGCGATTTCGAGAAAAATCCGGTCATGCTGCACATTCACAACTATCGCCAAGTGCCGGCCGGTCGCGTGCACAAACTCGACGTGAGCGACGAGGCGGTCGGAATGTCGTACTCGTTCGCCGAGGGGACAGCCGCCGGCGACGAATTAAAGCATCTCTACGATAACGACTACATGCGCGCGTTCTCGGTCGGGTTCATTCCGCGCGGGATCGTTCGCGTGGACGACCAGACGCCGAACAAAATCGACGTCGACCTGCGCATGATCGGACTGTACGACTGCCGGAAAACCGGCGAGCTGCGCGCAGTCTCGAAAGCCGGATTCTTTTCCGACGCGGCCGAGTGCAGAGCGCCCGACAGCTCGGGCGAGATGGTCGAGCTAAAGGACGGCGACGTCTACAACGTGATCGAGTCGATCACGACCGGGAAGGACGGCGAGGAGACGACCGAGGATAACGAGCACAAGTTCTCGATCGACCTGACGAAGTACGAGCGCCGGCCCCGCGCGATCATCGCAAAGTGGGAGCTGCTCGAAATTTCACCCGTTCCGATCGGCTCGAATCCCGAGGCGCTGCTGCAGCGCTGCGTCGGCGGGTTCCTGCGCAAGTATCAGGACGACCCGGCGAAACTGGCGCTCGCAAAGTCGGCGCTCTCCGAGAGGATGGGCGGCTGGATCGACAAACTCGAACAGCTCGCGGCCGAGGCCGAGGAGCTGGACATTCGGAACGCGGTCCCAGCTCACACGACCCCGATCGAGAACGAGGCCGAGTGGAACGTCGAGATCGCACGTGCACAGCTCGCGAGCTGGGCGAGCGAGGACGGCTCCGGCAATAAGGAACTAATCGACTGGGGAAAATTCTCGCAGGGGTTCGCGTGGTTTGACGGCGCGAACACTAACTCGTTCAGCGGCTACAAGCTGCAGCACCACGAGATCAGCGAGGAGAAAGGACTCGTCGCAAACTTCGCCGGCGTGCGGTCGGCTATGGCGACGCTGCTCGGGCAGAACGTCGACGTCGAGGGCGACGACCTCGCGGTCTACGAGCATCTCGCGCGGCACTACCGGGACAACGGGCAGGAGGTCCCGCCGTTCGAGCGCGACTACTCCGAGGACGAGCTGAAAGCGGTCGAGGAGGGCACGTTCGATCCGGACGCCGAGAAAGGTCCGGTCGCGTCGCACACGACCCCGATCGATAACGAGGCCGCGTGGGTCGGCCCGACAGCTCGTGCACAGCTCCGACGCTGGGCGAGTTCGGACGACTCGGGAAGTCCCGAGACCATCGACTACGCGCGGTTTCAGCGCGGGTTCGCGTGGTTCGACGGCGAGAACCGGGAGACGGTCGGCGCCTACAAGCTGCCGCACCATGTCGTTCGCGAGGGCTCCCTCGTGGCGGTCTGGCGGGGCGTCACGGCTGCGATGGGCGCGCTACTCGGCGCCCGGGGCGGAACCGACATTCCCGAGACCGAGCGGGCCGGCACATACGCGCATCTCGCGAAGCACTACCGCGACAACGATCGCGAGGCGCCTCCGCTGACCCGGGACTATACCGAGGCCGAGATCAAGGCGATCACGGTCGACGTCCTGCAGTTCGTCAAGGCCGAGGAGGGCGACGGGATTGTCGACGTCGAGACCGGGCAGGACGTCGGCGAGCTGTCACTCGACGAGCTGCACGCGGGGCAGTGGGAGGACGAGGTCGAGACCCGCGCGGTCGTGGCGACTGGCGTCACGAACGGGCACTCGCACCAAGTCGACAACATGCGAACGGGACAGACGTCGACCGTCAATGGTCACGCGCACCCGTACACCGCCGGCGCGAATCGCACCGGACCCGGAGGCTCGGACAATCACGTGCACCCGGTCCCGAACGCGCAGGGCAACGCGGCAGACGCCGAGCTACGCGCGATGATCGACACACTATCGAAGCGGGTCGAGGAGCTGGAGGCCGAGGTCTCTGTGCGACTCGGGATCCTGCATAACGTGATCGAGGAGATGGGCGAGAGCATTCTCTCCGCGATCGATACCGAGCGAGGAGCGGGCGCCGGCGACGACGATCCGGCTCCCGGAAAAACCGGCAAGGGGAAACCCGCCGGAGGTCCCGCCTCCCGGAGTGGAGAGGACCAGAACGACGAGGACGAGGCGATCGAGCGGCAGACTTTGGCGCTGCAAGATTTTCTCGGCACGTCCGGAGATTCGGTCCACTAAGCGGCGACGCTTTCGACCGGGAAATGTGGTAACGCGTTAACACACTGGGAGGTCCGTTATGGACAAGATGGCACAATTCGAGGGGCTACTGACTGACGCACTCGAAAAGTTCAAAGCAAACGGCGCGACGATCGAGGAGCTGCAGAAAACGGTCGAGACCGTGCAGCGGACCGTCACGTTTATGAAGGCACAAGCCGACGCGAACGTCGACTCGAACGACCCCGGATTTAACGATCCGGAGATGGCAAAGTCGTTTATCGAATTCTGCAAGGCTGCATGGTTCGACGACAAGGCTGCGATCGCAGCGATTGCCGAAAAACAGGGAATGAATGAAGCGAACGATCCGGACGGCGGTTTCCTCGTGCCGGCCGAGTTCCGTCCGACTCTCATTCGTCTAGTCGAAGTTTTCGGGATGGCTCGCAGGTTCGCGACCGTGATCCCGATGCGCCGGCTAGAGATGGAGATCCCGAAGCTGACGCAGTCGGTCGCCGTGTTCTGGATCGACGAAGGGCAGCAAATCACCGAGACCCGCCCGCAGTTCGGCAACGTGAAACTGGTCGCGAAGAAACTCGCGGCGCTGGTTCCCGTGACCGGCGAGCTGATGGAGGACTCGACGATCCCGATTGCGAACCTGATCGCGACTCTGTTCGCAGAGCAGATCGCGTTCGAGGAGGATCGTGTGGTGCTGACCGGCGACGTCGTCGGAGCGGGCGATCCGTTCAATGGCGTACTGGGCGATCCCGGCACTACGGTCGTCGTGATGGGCGCGACTCTCGATGCGTTCACCGACGTCGACGCGGACGACCTCGCCGACATGACGGTCGCGATCACGCGTTCCGCATCGACCGGCTCTCGCTACTTCATGCACCGGACGGTCTGGAATCTGATCCGCAAGCTGAAAGGGACCGACGGGCATTACATCTATGCGCAGCCGCAGGGTTCAACCCCGGGGACGATCTGGGGTTTCCCGTTCGAGCTGACGGACGTCATGCCTGCGATCACCGACAGCGCGGCCGATACGCCGTTCATCATTTTCGGCAACCTCCGACACGTCTACATCGGAGACCGTCGACGGATGACGATGGCGCAGTCGACTCACGTCGGGTTCACCACGGATCA